CTGGCATCGCCAACTTCTTTACCCATCATTTTTTTAGAGAATCCCATTACCGTCCCCTTTGATTTGCGGCACGAGCCAAGTTACGACCCATAGCCTTGTAGTTGCTGTTTAAACTGCTCTTGGAACTCTTCGGACCTTTGTCAATAATTTTCTTCCCATCATTTGGAAAAACTTGTGCATCGGTTTTACCTCTGCTGGCTACGCCATCTGCTGCTTTTTTGTATCCCATTTCCTGCTCCTAACTGGTTGAAATTGTTACCGTACCTATTTGAAAAGATAATACCAAACTGTTGGGCGTTAGACTAGCATCAAAGCCTTGTGAACCGCCAACAGGATTCCATCCCCATTCAAATACTCTGCTACCACCCTCTGGGTAGCCATTGGCATTTTGTGCCGCTGTGTTGCTGTTAGATACCTGCAATCCGCTATTACCAGACATCTGGTAACTTACATCTGGTCTAGGCTCCAAAACAGCCTGTGGGTCATACACTGGATACATACCCAGAGATAACTGTGGCTGGTCTGGGTCCCAACATTCAGGACAAACCTTTAAGTTATAAAGGCGGGTCTTGATGATTTCCTTCTTCAACTCCTTGAGCATGTAGCGCTGACCGCACCTATCACACTCCGCAATTGAATGTTTACCTGATGCGTAAGCATTCGCCATGTTTTAATTCCAGAACATCTGACGAGGTACAAGCCGCAACGAGGCTTTCTCTCTGTCTTCCTGCGAGGCGGTTAACCATGCCTCGTCATACATTTGTTTAAGCATCTGAACCCTGTTTTGTGCTTCTGGATTCTTTACCGCCAGTTGATACGCCAAGGCTGCAATCATGCAGGGCAAAAAGCGGAAAGGAATGTCCTCAACCTGAGTTCCAGACCCAGTATCTTGCACCCTACGCATGCGCCAGTACACCAATGTGTAGTCTCCGCCATCGTTAGGGGTGGGCCAAATGCTTACGGTAGGTAAATTTTGCTGGGAAATTGCCGCCCCTGTCGCATGGCTAGTAGCGGTAGTGTTATTTTGCCCACGAGCACACAACTGCAACTGGTTATTTGCAATGCTGGTGTAGTAAATGGTCTCTGCACCAATCTGAATGTAGCCAGATGCGGCTAAATCAACGGTAGAACTTACCTGAATAGTGGTGTCAGTGGTGTTTAAACCTGTTGTTGTACCGTTTCCAACCAAAAGAGCGGTGGTTAGGTTGGTCATTCCAGATTGACGGTTGATATACAACTGGATTGGACGACCATTTGCCAACTTATTGGGGATTTGTAGGTACGTTACCGCAGAAATACGGGTAATACTGATGTCAATCTGGTTTGTAGTGCCTTGATTCTGGCGTACAACGTGGTCTAGGAGGTCAATTGTGTCCACGGGAAGGGGGTAGGCTACCTGACCCGTTACAAGCGGTATCTCGCCCTCTTCTACCGTCCACAAATTGATGCCTCGACTAGCCCAATCCATCGTAATCAGGTTAAGACTACGCCTAGCGGTGCGTAACTGATAGCCAGTACGCATTTCAATTCCACAACGCTCATACGCCTCTTCCGCAATTTCATTGAAATCGAGGTTAAACGTTGATGTTCCGCTAGTATTTGCCATTTATCTAAACCCTGCTGTTTTCTTCGCTATGCTTTTTGGCTGGGCTACAAACTGTTTGCCCTTGGCTTTACCTGCTCGCTTTGCTTTTGTCGTTGCCGCATACTCTTTAGAACTTAAAGACTTGATTGCCGCCTCTGGCAAATAGCGCTCGCCTGTTTTTGACGATGGCTTTCCCGACTTGGTACGCCACTTCTGGTCGCCCCAATCTTTAAGGGATTGCTGTGGCGCTTTCAATCTTTATATCCTCCACCCGCTGCCTTGTATTTCTTGGCAACTAACTGTGCTTTACGTGCAGACCATTGTCCTGCACCTGTACCTTGCGTGGCTGCGGCTTTTACTTGAGACAAAATCCTCTTGCGAAGACTTGGCTTTGTGTAATTGCCAGCGGCATTAACCTTCCCGCCTTCTTTATATTGAGTAAAGTCGGTGTCATCCCTACGAGCGGTTTTAACGCCTTTGGGCATCTTGGAAGGGCTAATAGCGCCCATACCACGACTGGCTCTCACTTTTTGCCCTTCATGTAGCCACCGCCACAAGCAATAATAGTTCCACGAGTCTTGCCACGTTGAGCAATACCATCGCCACGCTTAGATGCGGTCATACCGCCTTTAGCCATACCCAAGCCAGTACCAGCAAAGTCAACAGTGTTACCACTGCTTTTCTTGCGTGTCTCAGTTGAACGGGCAGAAGGAGCGGCAGTTGGTTTGCGATACATCAAAGCCGCACCACCGCCAGTTTCAGCGGAAGTAAAGTTAGCCTTTTTTGCTTTTTCAGCAAATGGTATTGTTTTTGGCTTTGTCATTTTTGGCTTTGCAGCCTCATCACGCATAGCCTTGAGCATAGTATCGCCCCTGTCTTCATTTGCTATTGCTTGTGACTCTTCTGAACTGTTTGCCATTTCCATAGCATCGGTTAAGCCACCATCGTCATAACGTCTTTTTTTCATGTTAACTCCTTAACAGTATTTTTTGCCAGAGCCACCACCAGCCATTTTGACCATTTTGCCTTTGGTCAAACCTTTAGACGCAACGCCATTGATGTTACCGGGATTAGTTTTAACTTTGCCCATGCTAGTCATGCCACCGCCAGCCATCTTCTTGGTGCTGCCACCTTTTTTCATTGGCATAGTAGGAGCAGGAGCGCCAGATGGAGCCATTCCAGCGGGCATAGCAGAACGTTGACCGCCAGCCATAGCACGTTTCTTAGCCATCATTGCAGCCATACGTGGGTCAGGCATACCGCCAGCCGCCATTTTTTTGACGTTACCGCCTTTTTTAAGTTTAGACAGATTGGTGTGCTCACCTTTGTGCGCTTGCTTGTCATGCATAGCAACTGCCCGTTTAATCATTTTCTTGTCTTGTGCTAAGTCTGCGTTTTTCATTTCGCCACCCTTCTTAAATGTTTTGCCTTTATCGGCTTTACTAAACTCTTTACCCACTGACTGTGGGACTCCTGCTTTCTTAGCAAACGCTGGGTTGTTAGCCACCGCAGCCATGAAATTGTGTTGCTTCTTACTTACGCTCGGCATTATCTTCCCGCTTGAATAAGTTGGTCAATTTTTGCTTCAAGCCTGTTAAAGCGTTGGTCAATGTGGTCAGTAATCCGTTGAACTTCTGCTTGAGTAATGTAATCACGGGCAATCTCCTCACGGGTAATATTTAAAAGACGCTCAACACGCTTAATGTCTTCGCCTACATCTTTTACTTGGGAAAGTTTTTCCCTGATAAAAAAGCCAAAGCCACCCATCACAATGGAGAGGACGGCTGACCAAATTAAATTAACGTCCATCAGTATATCTTTCCACGTGTTTTACCACGTTGTGCTATACCGTCTGCTCTTTTGGAGGCGGTAACTTTGCCGCCTTTAGAAAAAGGAACTTGGTAGGAAAGGTTTGCAGACTTATCTTGTCCACTCTTTCCAAGGGAAGCCATCAATTTCCCAGACCCAATGTCTCGGCTGTAGTTAATGTTTTTACCGCTGCCAACCTTTTCACCACGGTTAACAACCTCGTTTAAACCCCCAGACAAGCGTCCACCAAGGAAAGGCATATCGCCTCTTAGTTCTCTAAACTGCGTGTGTGGGTCTAAATTAGAACGGGAGATTCCAGCGGAAACTGAGCCTTCTCCAATAGGTTGTCTGTATGCTGCTCTTATGTTGGCTGGGGAATAGTCTTCCCGTTTAGAGCCACCAATGTTTTCTTGTTCTGTCTTGCCTAGATTAGTTTGTAAAGACAAACCGTTTTTTTCAGCACGAAGTCCTGCCGAAGTACTTTCGGCTGAACCTTGTTTGTACTTCCCAGTATAAGGACGAACTAACGACTCATCGTCATCGCCAGAGTACTTCTTGACTTTTTTCATTGTCAAATAATCTTTCCACGGGTCTTTCCACGCTGGGCTATACCATCTGCTTTTGATATATAGCCACCTTCAGCGCAGTTCCACGCTCTAAGACTTTTGTTAATCCTAGAGTTCGGGTCGTTCGCTGTTTTTGCGGATGTCAATTTCTTTTTCATCCCGCTCATTCGGGCGCAAAAAGAGTCTCGCCTTGAGCCGCCCTCTGGTTGAGGCGGTTTCAAGTTGTGACCTTCTTTCTTCGCAGAGGCTCGCCCTTTGGCGTTTAAACCGCCATTGGGGTTCTTGCCTTCCTTGCGAGTCCATGCGGGACTAGCCATAGAACACCGTAATACCAGTTACAGAACCAACACTCAATGTTAGATATAGCCCCGTAGAAGCCAAGATGCCTTCACCGGGAATCAAGATATAGAAAGTATTTGGAGTACCAAGACTTGCTATATCCATTGTGTAGATAACGTTGGCAGTAGCGCCTCCATTTCTAATTTCAAATGTTGCGGCTGTGCTGGCTTTTGGGCTGACAACAATACCTTTTAGCCGTGTACGCCCTACATAGTAAGAACCAGCCGCACTCAGGTGAGCGGATAGAACGTCAGTTTGCATCATATTAATTCTCCTAAAAAGTTAAAGCAGGGAGTTGCCTCCCCGCTAAGAATTAATCGAAGTTACCGTATGGGTAAGTAGTAGTTGTACCGATGTTGCCATCAGGCTGTGTATAGCGGATAGTGAAGTAGTAAGTACCACCAGTGATTGCTACGTTAGTACCGTTAATCGATGCCACAGTAAACACAACTTGAGACAAGTTAGGCTCGCCATTTGACTGAACGATGTCAGTAGAAGTGGATTGCTGGTTAGCCAACTGAGTCGCAGTAAACGCATTGAATGATTGACGACCCACTGCTGGAGAAGTCAATACTGCTGTTTGTGCGTATGTGCAAGTACCTGCGGCAGCAACATAGTCATTGCTAACGTTAACTTGGATAGAAGTCAAAGAACCGCTGGTAAAGGTAGTAATAACACCAATATCTACAAAGATGTCATTGATACGGCTACCTGCTGGTAGGTATGCAACAAAACCACGATACACGGTAGCAGAGTCAGCAGGAATGCTGGTTGCAGTTAGCGTAGTAGAAGAAGAGTTGGGCGTGTAAACGGTTGTATAGCCGTTAGGAATGCCGTTTGAGTCAATGAATTGACCAGAAGAACCACCAAAACCAGCAGTGTTTGCTGTGGTGTTAGCGATGTTTAAAGTCGCTGATTGAACGAGACTTGCGTAACCTACGTTACGGAAAATGCCAAAACGCTGTGTACCAGCAAGGATTGGGCCTTCAAATGTGGAACGTGCCATGACAAAAAGTCCTTATGCAAAAGTAACTCTATCAATCGTTGCATCGTCTGCTGGGGCAGTGCGATAGAGTCAATCACCCAGATGTTTTAAATATACAACAAAAAAGAAAAAAGGGGGCGTTTAAACCCCCTTTATTTTTAGTACGAACCAGAAGAACCGTACATACCCAATGGGTCAGACCAGCCGAATGAATAACG